CTACCTTACTGCTCCATCCCGCAATGTATCCTGAATATCTTCTTTACCTATCAAATCAACACTAATGTATTTCCTGCATCTACGGCATTTAATCCGTAGCATAACAATACCATCAACATACTTAACATCAGTGAGCTTTTGTCCGCATGTCGGGCAAATCACTAACTTGTGGTGTTCAACCACTTGTCGAGGGTCTTCTTTTGTATCAATTTTAATCATCTGTTATCCTTATTCGCTGCAAACATAATATATATTTTCTATATTTCAATGCAAATAATAGATTATTTTCATCATAAAATTAGAAAATTCATATTTTTATATATACTTTTGCCTCATTATTAATTAAATAGTGAGCTTTCAAAGCCTACATGATAGAGAAATTTATCATGTGGGCTTTTTATTTATGGAAGAAATAGCTGAATATAGTGGTGTCACGACAACGGACGGAAAGAAGATTCTTACTTATGAATTTATCGAAACGTTAAGGGAGGCAGATAAGAAAATGCCCAACCCGCAAAAGATCATTGCCCAACGTGGAGGACAAGAAAAATTCCTTTCCACGATGGCGGACATTGTTATATATGGTGGAAAACGTGGTGGTGCCAAATCATTCTCCTTGTTGCTTGAAGCTCAACATGACATACAAAGCAAATATTTCAACTCCATAATCTTCCGTAACGAGATTAACGACCTTACCGATCTTATCACTACTTCCTATCAAATTTATGATGATTTCGGCAAGTATAACAAGTCTAAAGGAGATATGACATGGAACTTCAACTGGGGAGGATGGTTGGAATTTAATTATTACTCTGATAGCATTGAGGATTTCAAGAAACGTTTTCAGGGAAGACAGTTCTCTTATATAGGAGTGGACGAAATTACACACATGGATTATCCGAAGTTCAAGTATCTTATTACTTGTAACCGTAATGCTCACTTTATCCGTAATCGTTTTTTCGGAACATGTAATCCTGACCCGGATAGCTGGGTAGCCACATTCATTAATTGGTGGATAGATTCAGATGGTTTCCCTATCCCGGAACGTGATGGCGTTGTACGTTATTGCTTCATGGACGGAGATAGCATTGAAGGTATCTATTGGGGAGATACCCGTGAAGAAGTATATCAGCAATGTAAACATATCATTGACCGTCTTTGGAAGCCTGAATATGAAGCATTGGGCAGTCCACAAGAGCTATTCATTAAATCAGTGACCTTCATAGAAGGTAAATTGGAAGAAAACATGCAGCTTCTCCGTTCTGACCCGAACTATCTTGCCAACCTTGCCAATCAGTCCGAAGAACAGCGTGCTCGTGACCTCGAAGGTAACTGGAAATTCCGTACAGCCGGAACCGGGCTTGTCACTCTCGAACACATGAGAAGTTTCTTTGAAAATGCTCTCCAAGTAGAATCAGGAACTCGATACATAACATGTGACCCGGCATTTACAGGTGGAGACAACTGTGTGTTTTGGATATGGGAAGGCTGGAACATTATAGGTATTCACGTTTGCAAGAAAGATAGCAAAAAGACTATTGAAACCGCGAAATTCCTGCTCGAACAATACAAAGTTTTAGAAGAAAACTTCGCCTACGACCTTAATGGTCTTGGACAAATATTTGTTGGCTTCTTCCCTAAATCATTGAAGTTCAATAATATAGAATGTCCTTCCGATGGTTCGCATACAATGTTTGACTATCTAAAGTCAGAAGTAGCATATAAATTTATCGACAGATTTACCCGTGGTGGAGTTAGTATATTACCTGACTTACTGAAACGTAAATACTCCGGTAAAGGATTCAAAGATGTTCCTCTTTCACAGGTTCTTATCAATGAAAGACAAGCAATGCGGCAAGATGAAAATGCGGCTGACAAATATTGGAAACTTATAGCCAAGTCTGAAATGAAAAAAATAGTCGGTCACTCTCCTGACTTTTGGGAAAGCATGATGACAAGAGAAATATTCGAGATAAAAAAGAAACGCAAACACTTTAAAGGAATAGGATTGTTATGATTAAAAATGAAGTTCTTACCAAGAAGCCGTTTACAAGAGTTACGCCAACAGGCTATCTTAATGGCAAAACTACAAGTGATTTATCAATCGCTTCGTATTATAATAACAAGTTAGAATATCAGATTTTATCCCAAGCGGATTTTATCAGAGAGTTTTATCCGTCCGGTCACAAAATAAATTCCCCGGCATTTTATCCTAATCGCATCAAATTTGAGGAAGACGAAAAAGGGAACAAACGTTTCTTTGAAGAAAAGGTTATGCGTGTCGCTTTCCCTTTCCAGATGATTATTACCATTCAGCAACTTGTTCACCTCTGCGGAAATGATATTCACCATGAACTCACAGCCGCACAGGTTAATGATAAATTGAAAGAATCATTCCTTGAATTTCAAAAAGGGTGGCTGGATAAAAACATGGAGATTACGTTCTACGAATTTGCAAAGAGCGTGAAGATCACCGGAGACGGAGCGGTTGTATTCTATATGGATAAAGGAGAAGTGGGAACCAAAGTTCTTTCATTCTTCGATGGAGATATATTATATCCACATACAAACTCCATTACCGGGAAAATGGAATATTTTGCCCGGAAATACAGCGACTATGATTCCGAAGGCAAAGAACTTGTTTCATGGGTAGAATCATGGGATAACAAATACCTCTACCGCTATCGGCAGACGAAAGCTGGATTAAAAGGGGCAGTAAACAAGCTAAAAGAGATATTCGGAATAGATGGATATGAATTAGAAAGCAAAGAACTTCATCAGTTTGAAGAATGTCCGGTAGTATATCTTCGTGATAAGCATGGTCCGTGCTGGTCTTTCTCACAAAGCAATATAGATGATTTCGAGCTTGCAGTATCACACCTTTGTCAAAACAATATGGCTTATGCTTTTCCCATTATGTTACTTAAAGGTGAAGATGTTGAAATCAAAGGTGACATGTACGGTGCGGTAAAAGCTATAACAATGGGAAAAGAAGATGATGCTGGATTTATGAACAGACCGGAATCCTCACAATCATTCGAGTTACAGTTCAATACTCTTCTGAAGATGATCTTCATGGGAAGTTTTACAGTAATGCCTCCCGAAGTCAAATCAGGTGATTTACCGGGTGTAGCAATCAAGTTGATATATTCACCTTCTTTGGAGAAAGCTATGATAGACTGCAAAGAGTTTGATTCTTCTATTGATACGATGAAGCGATTGTTTATTTTCGGTTATGGTATTGAAAGAAAAATGAGCACACCATTTGCCAATATGAAAGTTTTATCATGGGCAGAGCCGTATGTGCATCAGAACGCCGCAGAGCTTATCAGCAACCTTGTACAAGCGGTTGGCGGTGGTTTCTTGTCCAAAGAAAGCGCATCTGAACTTAGTGGGTACGGCAGAAATAATGAATGGGATAGAATCATGCGGGAAAAGAAGGAAGAACAGTCGGCAGACCTGCTTTATCAGTTGAAATCACAGCAACAAACAGCTAAAATAAGCGAAGAAAACAAAGATGAGACAACCAACGAGTAAGGAAATAGAGGAAGCTAAAGATTATCTCCGGCAAAGGCTTAATGCAGAGCTTTCTATGGAGAATAATCTACTTGCAATTATGTATCAAGCTGCAAAGGAAATAGTCGCTGTATCCTACAAATACAATATTCCCCCAAGTCTATTTAGCTTCTCTTATAACAAAGAGTTGCAGCAAGAAGTGGAAGCTATTATAACTAATCTTCGTGAGCTTATTGAGGATTATACAGAAACGCTTGCCGTGGCAAACCATACGGATGAAGAAGAGCATATCATAGCTTTTATCAACCGAGACAGTCATGGGAAAACTCTTGTTGATCGTATTAACGCATACACTACCCAATTCAAGAAAGAACTGGAAGTAGCCATAGCATCCGGCATATTACTCAATGTTGCGGAAGGCGAATTGTTGTCTTCCATTAAAGAAAGTCGGAAGAGTCCTTTGTTCAATCAGCACATAATACAAGCTACATCAAAAGGATTCCCGGTAATATCAAGATTGAAAGTCCCGGAAACATACGGTGTTGGGCGCACAAACAGTTCTTTTACTGCACTCAATAATCTAACAAACTTCGCCATAGCCGAGGGATGGATGGATTACTTTGCCATGATAGCGCAAAAGAATGGAGCAATAGGTTTCATGTCATTTAGGGGCAGTAGTTATCCATGCCAGCAATGTGATGATGAAACTACTTATTTCCATGTCTTTAGTAACGGCGACCCGGTACCGCCATACCATGCACATTGCTGCTGTTATATAGTACCGATATACGAAATAGATATTTAAAACCTCAACATTATGTTTGGAATCAAAATTATCACTACAAAAAAATGGAATCAGCTTGCATCTGAATGTAGCAAGTTGGCAATTACCAACGTCGAGCTTTCAAAACAAAATGCTCTTCAGGCTAAAACAATCATGGAACTTACCGGAGAAGTCCGGGTGCTCAATTCTAAAATCCTTTTGGAAGAAAGTATAAACGATGATTTACAAAAGAGAATAAATCAAAAATATCCCAAGAAGCCTACAAATAAAAGGCTGAAAAGATAAGTCCCCATGAATCTATTGACTACATTTGCAATGTAGAAGTTTGCTTATCAACCAAGCGTTGAAAAAGTTAAGCCCCCATCTAACTCTGTTAAGTGGGGGCAGCCTTTTATTTATACAATAAAGACAATCGGTATTCAGCTTCCAGCAGAGGTTCGCCGAGAACGATGCACTGAACTTATAGGAGTAATGACCGATTGCCGGAACAAAGATAGAAATAAACTAATCATTATCAACTCTATCACAAGCTGGCATCTCTTCCAGTCGGATAGCCTTTATAGTCTCACGTCCTTCAATAATTGCTTTGCATACCCGGTGGTACCCGTCTGCAATCTGCCCACAATCATCAAGAATAACTGGGTAATCAAGGGAACAATCCTTCACCCGTTTACATTGAAAAATGAACTGGGATAGCGTTGTTGCTTCAAAAGGCTGTGCTGTCAAGTCGATGCACCAAAGAGGCAAATCAAGCACTGGATATTCTTTAGCTTTAGCGAATAGATAGAGGGTAGAGGCTTTCCATACCTCATTTCCTCTATGGTATTCGCTTTCGCCAAAAGTCATATTGCTAATGGGAACCTTCATTTTGTTGTTTTGCTTGCTCTTTAAGTTCGTAGGCAGCTTTCTCTTGCTCCAAAATGGCTTTATCTTCTTCTTCCGAAATTTGTTTCCGGCGAGAAAGTAATCTTTCATTCATCTTGGTATAAGCCTCGAAGAAGTCTTTCATAAATTCAGCATCAGGAGTACAGTTCGCCATAAGAAAGTTTACCTTAATCCATGTTTCCATATACTCACTGAAATCTTTGTTGTTTGCCAGTAGGCGAATCCGCTCAAACATTTCGTTATCATCCCGGAACCGCATTGTCCAAAAGCCGGATATAGCCTTAATGCTGATCCAATCATGTTCGTTACTACTATCTCTTGTAATAGTGAAATTGCCAAATTGCAATGGTACCTTTTTACTCATACCTAAAATTGTTTGTGATTTATAAATTTTTCGTCATTACTCGTTCGTAAGCTCCATCGTTAATCCTCTTATATGTACCGATAGATTGTGGCTTTCCATTCAGCATTACAGTTACAGTAATGGATGAAGTTTTGGAATTATCTACAATAGCTTCATGTGCATCTTTAAGAGATAGAAACGTAGGGTGAATAGAAGTGAATCTTTGCCACCAATGTTTCTTACATAACACGTCATACAGTTCAATCTTCCGGTTGGAAGTAGATTCAAATAGCCTTGTGATACAAAGCATATACTTAGTGTTCTTTTCCATTTTGTTGTTTGGTTATACAGTTACAAATTCAAATTCATCAGCATGTTTCTTACCGATCCAATCCCGTTTCTGATTTTCAGTAGCGGTTTCATAAATTCTTCCTCGCTTAGACAAATGTCTTTTCTTGAAAATACCATCTTCTCCCAGCTTATCATAATCTCTTCTCGAAGGAGATAAGCCTTTTGCCCGGCAGAAGAATAATCCAGTTTCTTTATGTCTGAATTTTACAGCCATATTATTACTTCTTATCCGCTACCATTGCAATAGCAAACGCAGAAAAAGCCAATTTAATTTGCTGTGCCTCTTCACCCATTTCATCTACATTGATAGCAATTTCTCCGGCTGTTAGCTTACTCCATAGTTCATCGGTCAATTTCTCTCCCATCATAAAGCAAAAAGCCTGAAACACATCTTTGTCTAATTCCATAGACACTTTTACCTTCTTTTCTTCCATTGTCATTTTTCCTTTCCAAATATTTTAAGTTCATGTAATCTCGCCTCAACCAAATCAAGATCAAACTCCGCTCTCCGTCCATTCTTTGTATAGCATCCCTCCAACAGCTCTTGCCGCATCCATGCTGCGACCGCCCTGTAACCGACACCCAAACATGAACCAAGACCTTCAAACGTATAAGCATAGCGTTTACCATCCATATAAATAGGCTTCGAGTAATCTTGCTTCAGTTTCTTACTTTGCTCTGCCTCACGCTCATACCGGAACTTCTCTGTAAGAGCTTTGCCATATAACCCATATACCTGACCGTCCGGCGTGCGTTTCTTCCGGTATCCGGCTTCAGACAATATCCTTCCAAACCGGGTAACATTCTCTTCGGTAATGCTATTCTCTTTACACCACTTCCGGTATCTTTTATATAGAATTGTAGAAGGCATCCATTTAGGTTCAACGTCAGAAACATCTTCATACGTCCGAAGATAGTTCATTTGAAACATGAACTTCATAACAGTGCTACTTTCAGCCTGATATTCGTCCATGACCTTATCCAGCTTCTTATTCTCTGATAGCTTGTATCCATTGGCAATAAACCTATCTCGACCTTCCAGTATCCAGTTGAATATCGCGCTATATTCGCGTTCGAGATCACGGGCAAGACTTTTACGTTGTCTCGCTATCGGTATCTCGATTTCAAAAGGAAGAATACAGATACGCCGCTTCATTCCATAACTCCAATCTTTCAAATACGGCATTTGATTGGCATTTGCCATAAGCAAGGGAATATCATAAGCGGTGAAATTATCTCCATACATAGGACGCGCTTCAGTAGGTTCGCCGGATATAAGGCTTTTAAGAACGTCACTATCCCGCCCAATTTCCAAAGCCTGTATCTCCGAACAATAGTTGAGACGTTTACCGTTTATATAGGCAATATTCTTCTTGCGCTCTGTTCCGGTTATTAACGCACCAATACCAAAGTTACTCACATTGTCTCTACCCAGTATTCCCATAATAGTTTCAAAGACAACACTCTTTCCGTTTGAACCGGAACCACGGAGGACAAGCATGGTTTCTATCTTTGCAGTACGTCTATCAATAAAGATACTGCCTAAGAACTCCTGGAATACATGCTGCCATCCCTCGTCCGGTAACACTTCATCAATGAACTGTTTCCATAGAAAGATATGTTCGTCAGGATTGTAGTCGTAAGGAACACTTGTAACCTGTACCCATTGTCTTCCGAACTTATGTGTAGTTCGATCATTCATATTCAACACACAGTTATTGAACACTACAATAGCACTATCTGGACGCAAAGCCTTTCCTGAAACAACACGCTTGCAGACCTTTATCACTCCTTCTACGCGGGAATAGTCGCCATTTGGCAAAGCACACTTACGCATCAGGTCATAAATAAGGCTACCGAAGTCGTCAGGTGACATTGGCTCATAAACCTTACCGGAAAAATAATGTGGAAGACCGTTGAACATGCTGATTGAAGAACGGATAATTGCATTACGAAGTAAATCTTGCACAGCATCTACACGCATAGCACTTTTGGAAAGAGATAACGCAGAACTTAAATCCTGTTCATCCATCAGTCCAAAAACCTCTGTCAGTAGTTTCTTATACTTTATTTTGTCCATTTCAATGGTTTTTACCCGTTCTTCGCATTGTTTATCGCACAAAAATAGAGTATTTTCTATTATAATCAAACTTAAATCGTTATATTTTCTATTTTCGAGGTGAAAATACATATATCAGCACTAAATTTTGACTCAAAAAAGTGTCTTTTTCGATAAAAAGCAAGAAGGTTATCAGGGAATACTAAATAACGGATAATCAATAAAATAAGCAATAGTCATTCACATTTGTAATATCATTTATGTATGGTTTTCCATAAAAACTATACATGCTATAATCAGTTGAACATCAATATCTTGCATATATTCCAATGTATAGTTCAAAATCGTACTATACATGTGCAAGTTATTGAATATCAAAACGTACTGAAAAAACATGTAGGGTATGTATAGTTTCCTATGAAACAGCTTTATATATAATACACGTTTTTCCTATGCAATTTATATACAAACTATACATACTATACATTAATTTTATAAACATGTATGAATCAATAGTTTACACATGTATAGTTTACATTAAAAACCATACAGAAACTATACAGAAACCATACATAGTCATTCTTGCAATGATAAAAGATGCTCTATAATGCCTCAACACATGTTTTTACTGTTAATTTATGTTGTAGCAATGACAAACCAAAAAAAAATAATAAAAATCTCGAATGGTAATGAGTGCATTGGCTCCGGGCACCCGGTCGGGGGGGGTGGCACCCGGTCGCGGTTGTCTTCGATGGCAGACAGGCAGACAGGAAGGCACATCTTTATATTATACCTATAATATTAAATATCTGCATCTTTTCGGGCTTCTTCCTTCTGTTTCTTCTTGTGTTCTACATACAGAGCACACCGGAAACAGGAAACAGGATGATAATATACTACTTGTTCCGCTTCTTCTTTGTTCTCTTCTTGCTTCATGCGTTGTAGGTCTGCTATCTGTATAAGTACGGCGGCTTTATCCTTCCCAGTCACAGAAGGCAGCACCTTTATAAGTCCTTCTAAAATTCCGTCTTTGCTCCGAAATGTATCTAAAGTTTTTTTATCCACCTTATTAGATTCTGCAATATTGGCGGCGTCTTCCTTTGGGCTTCCGGTCTTTGTCGCTGTTGCTCCTGATCGCTGGTATTGAATAGCTTCAATGAGTTGCGAAATACCGGGTTTATTCTTTTGCAGTGTTGCGGCTTTACTGGCTATTGTTCCGGTTCCGTTCGTTGTCGGTCGATAGATCGCGGCGTATGCTTCTTGTCTTGTGGTGCCGGATGCTACCAACATACAGAAAAAAACATCTTCAGGCGTGAGGCTGTAAATACGTTGTAATTCCGTCACTCTCTTGCTGTAAGTCATAATTAGTATGATTTAAAATGATCGTTCCGGCTTCTTGCGCTCTGTATTATAGGCGCAAAGATAAATAAAAGGTCTGATAAATAAAAGATTGCAGCATGTTCTTTGTTTCCGGCTCTCTTTATATATGTGCTACATAACAGTGTTTTTAAACATACTATTATAATAAAGAGAATCCGGCTTTTTGCGGCTCTTTGCCGTAACTTGCTGCGTTGGTGGCTGGGTCGCAATATGCTTACAAATAATCTAACATTCAGGCTATATATGTGTATCACGTGTATTTGTGAGGCTGTTTGTATTTTTATCTATATAGTAATTTATTATTTCATCTATTAGAGTAAAAATATTACTTATTTGTTTGGTATTCAAGATATTATTTGTATCTTTGTAATACAGAAATGAAGACAAAATAAGCAGTGCATTTTCTCACGGTGTTTCTACTTTTTTGCTCTCCCTTCCTGTTTGATATGATGTTTAATTTTAATCGTTTCAAATATGGACTTATCAAATTTAACTAACTTGGTTGTTGATTGCGAAACAGCAATTAAGAAAGCCAAAGAACTAAAAGAAAACTCTGTTTTCGAGTATTGCAAAGAACAAGGTTTTGAAGATGGAAAGCGGTACATTTACGATAATCCGGATAGTTTTTGCAATGGGAAATTATACGAGGTTGTTTTTAAACGTCCTTCTGATTGTCGGATCATGTTGCGCTGCATTGATGGGGCGCGTGTATTTATTAAATGTTACCCAGTCAAAAAAGACGGTTCCCGTGCCTTGATCGGAGAAACAGAGCTTTATATAAATGATCTGAAAGCCGTATAATCAAAAAAACCGGGTCGAGTTTGGCGACTCTTCCCGGCACCCTTTAAACTTTGCGTAAAAAGGTACACTTTCTCACGGTGTTAAATGCAAAGTTAAGGGAAAAACAAAGATAAAACAATAATAACCCTTTAAATTTTGCAGTTATGGAAACTTCAAACAAATTATCTTATTCAAAAACACGTCTTTTTGTAGAGAACGGAACACAGTATAAAATCATAGCTAAAGTATCTTTAAATGATGATTGCAAAAACGGGATGTATGATTTTAGCATTACGGCGGACATTTACGAAAAGAAAAGAAACGGCTCTTTTAATTGGTGCGCTGGTGGCTGTTGTCATGAGGAAATAGAGAAACGTTTCCCGGAGCTTGCAAAGTTCATTCCCTTGCACCTCTGTAATCATTACGGCGCGCCAATGTACCCGGAAGCAAACGGACTTTACCACCTACAAAATAATAGCAAAGAAACTACTGTTAATTACTTACGCATCACAGAAGACGAATATAACGCGCTTTCATTGGCAGAAGATCAAAAACATTTTAAATACTTGCTTTTCTCTTTGGGTATTGTTGAACGCTGGAAAAAAGAAGCTGATACCCTTATTTCAGAACTTGAAACATTATCCGGTCTTAAATGGGAAAACCCGTACAAGCCAGAAGAGGAACGTTTTACATTAACTTTATCAGACGAAGAACGCGCCAACATTGAGAAACTTATAAAAGACGGTTTTTACACAAAGGAAAACATAGAAAAGCGCAAAGAAGAAGCCCGGAAAGCTGCTTTAATAAAGAAACGCGCCGATATTTGCGCTCGTTATGATAAAGATATAGCCAAAGCCGAAAGAGAAAAGAAAGTAATGCTTTATATATTTGATTCGGGTATTTCTACCGAAAATGTAATATACTACGATCATACCAATACAGCCCGTTTTAATTGGAAAGATTACGATAAAAAAGTATCTCAAGAAGAATTTTGCGACTTTATTAATAGCGTTGATTATTCCCAACTGCCCAAAGGTATAAAGTTTGAAATAAAGTAAATACCCACCTTTCCCCGGTTCGCCGGGGATTAATACCCCTTTATTATGAATACAAAAGATTTAATAAATCAGATAGAAATATCTGGAATTATCACCCGTGCCCAATTATATACTATTATCAGATGCGCCAACGGTGGAGACAAAGACGCAAAAAGCGCATGTTTCAAAGAAAACACCGTATTTGCAGACGAAGAGATAAAAGAAATAGAACTCAATAAATTAAGAAAAGAAGCGCGCAAAAAATATTCCTCTTTTGGTTGGCGTGAAAAGAATGTACTTCAAGGCAGTAACTTAAAATTAAATCTATGTTGTTTTCGCGGCTCTACTCCTGTTTACTGGGTGTTATCTGATAACGGGTCATTTGAGTATTATATAACGCGAGAAATAAACGTAGTAGGATGAAACGCGTTATATCTTCCGGGCTGTTTTGGTTGTTTATTGCCTTGCTCCCTGTTGGCTGTATCGGTTATTATATTAACCCGGTCATTTGGTTGTGTGTCCTCTGTTGGTATATGGTTTATATCTTCCTGTTATACTTCAAAATTGTAGATTTATAATTTACCCGCGCCGGGCGGCTCCCGGCACCCTTTAAACTTTCATGCAATGAAAACAGTATATAAAAAGGCTATTTCATTAGCCAATAAAAACGGGCAAAATTTTATAAAAGAAATGGCTGCTTATTATACATACATAGGAATCGAAGAAGGAAATATAAGTAACTGGTTTATTTTGATAGCGAAATCTAAAGAAACAGGCAAATATATTTGCCTTTCTATTTCCCGGTATGATTCAGGCGGCGCGGCTTCTACCTTCTACGGAGACCTAAAACATTTTTGTTTGCAGAAGGCAGAAAATACGTGTTACCGTTTTTGTTCCTGTATTCGTTTTTGGCTACGCGCTAACCTTATTTGGGCTTACGAGAAACAAATAAAAGCTAAGTATAACATTAAATTTTGAGACTATGACTACTTATATAATAGAGTCCCCAAGCGGTGAAACTCATAAACTTGAAATTGTGAGAATAGAAAATTGCTACCGTGTCTTTATTGATGGTTGGGTAGATGATACAGTTCTAACAGAGGAAGAACTTTTGCGAGAATTAGAGAACCCAACATTTTAAAAATAAATATCATGTTTGGGCTAATTATTTGGCTCGTCTTCATCCTGATTATATGCTTTTGCGTGTGTGGTGGCTGGTTCTATGCTGCCGCGTGGATCGTGGGCGGTGCATTGAGTTTATTTTTTGGTTTGAAATATGAATTTTCAAAATAATATGTTATGTCTGACAAAGAAATAAATATTGCTATTCTTCAGGAATTAAAGGATATTGCAAACGAGATTTTCACAAATGAAATAAATATAGTTCCGGGCACATATACGGCGGCTGAACTTGCAAAGGAAAAGAGCGCAAAAGGAGATGTTTTAGAAATAAAATACATTCCGACAAATAACGAAAGTATATTAACGCGCTCCGTGTGTGTCGGTTCGTTTAAATGTGAGTTTGAACGGAGAAACATTTTCAACTTGATTTGGAAGTTTGAACAGCTTACCGGGACAAAACAAAAGGATAAAGCGCGTTTTGTACGAATCGAAGCCGGGAAAGTAGATTTATCTTTTTCCATGGAAATAACAAAAGAGATGCAATTACTTTGTAAATGTGTCGGGAATGATCCGAAAAGCCCGGTTATGTCTTACATGTTTATAGACTACCAAAAAGGCTATTTAGTTGCATCGAATGGAAGACATTTGCAAGCATGTAAAGCAAATATTTGTAATATAGTGGGGGAAACTGAAACGAGCGTTTTAATAAATCCGAAAGACTTTAAGCAGCTTTCCGGCGTTTGCTCTGTTATTGTTTCCGGTGGAAAGATCACAATATCAGACGAAGCCGGACGCGCTTATAATGTGGAAAGCTCCGGGCTTAAATATCCGCGCTGGGCTTTAGTGGTTCCAAAAGTCAGCAAAAACAACTATATCAAGATAAACGAAGTAAAAGAGGTGTTTTCTTTCCTGAAAAAGAAAGAAGGAACGTTTTACATGTACGCGGAAAAAGGGCACAAAGTAACCGTAGATTATACAGATAGCGGCTCCGGCGCATTTTCAGAAATCGAAGTATTTACAGAAAATGAAATTCCCTTTGCTTTCTCCGTTATGCTTGATTCAAAAAGTTTTCAAACAGTTGCGCAAAAATGGAATGGAGGTATTTTCATAGATGCCAATTATAAACCTATTGTATTAACGGACAAAAACGAAAATATCTGTTTTTTAATGCCTTCCGGCGTTGGGAAAGAAGGGTTTGTAAATATCGAATATGATTTTCACCGCTCTAATATGATTTCTTATCTGGACTATCAAAAAGAAGAAGAAGAGCCACAAACCGCCACAGAAGAAGCACGCCCGGAAATGATAAGCCCGGCACCCGTACAAATTGATCCTATAAATTTGCCTGTTATTGCATCAGAATATAAATATAATGCTATGGGCTTGTATTTCCTTCTGTCATTACTTTGTGATCTTTGCAAGGCAATTATATACAATGAAGCAAAAGAGGCTTTAAAACGGCTTAAAATGCTTCTTTCTTCTCCGGTGGTGAATGTAGAAGATTTTGCAAATGAAGTTCAAATAATAGACCTTAAACCGGATGAAATAGAAGAGATAAAAGAAACTCACCCGATTACAGATATTTCGCCGGGTGTTACTCTTCCGGTTCCGGCGAATGTCCCGGCGGTTTCTTCCATCCGTCCGGCTCCGGTTCCTTCCGTATTCTTTTTTCCGGTTGTTTTGCGTCTTGTCTTTCGGTTGTGGGCTATCTCTGTGTCGCATTATGCACCTATGACTCCCGCGAAATATGCCGGATGTCCCCGGCGTGGTCTTATTCATATACGTGGTGATACATGCCGAACGACTATCTCAACCAAACGACTTTTTAAACTCCCGATGCAAATAAGTTATAAAAAACATTCATTATGAAACATATCAATTTTAACAGAACGAAGAGAAATATAGTTGTCTTTATTTTAAATGTGCTTGCCTTTTTATGGAACCTTTACTATTTATTGCAGCCTAATATAAAATCGAAAACGCTTCCTATTTCAGGTTGTATCATTGCTCTTATAGCAATAGTATTGATGGTGATAACAATAAATAGAGACAATAAAAACAGGACAAATAAATAAACAAGAAATATGAAAATATATAGCCCGCTAAATAAAGTAGTAAGAGTAACCATTGAAGACCAAAACACAGGTACAATAATAGAGAACACCGTTAAGTTTTCCATTGCCGAAAGTAATTGCGAGGAAGTATGTAAACTAATAGAGAAGTCATTTAAAAACAATCTTCTTCCAGTTATAACTGGAGCACGCGAAATTGGAAAGAGTCGTTCTGTGAAAATAGACATATCAGAACTGGATAACTCCGGCGCAAAAATGCGTAAGATAAGCCGAACGATTAACATGCAAGGTATAAATGCAACAGAAGTTGGTACGCGGATGATTGAGTTAGTGAATGAAGCCGAACGACTGGCAATTATTAAACGAGCTAAAGAACTGACAGTATAAAATGAACGATTTACGGACTGCATTTACAGAAAAATATCCTAAATATGGAAATGTACTGAACATGTACGAACAGGCGAACGACTGCCCGGCAACATGGGAAAACATCTCTAAAATACGATTGGCAAAGTTCGTTTCATTCCTGAATGAGAAATTGGCAAAAAGCAGTGTGAAAACGTATTGTGCTATGTTGAAAAGCGTCTTCAATATCTACAATGAAGAAGTGAAGCTCCCAAAAGGATATGAGGATATATTAAGCGTGAAAAAAGACGTATCTCAAAACACATGGTTGAACGATTCGGAAATAGAACGGATAATTGCATATATCCCGGCGAGCGATACCGAACGACTTGTGAAGAATCAGTTCATTATGGGATGCGTAACGGGTGCCCGGCATAGCGACTACATGAACTTTACCCGTGAGAATGTGGTGGGCGAACGACTTGTTTACGTTTCTGTCAAGACTCACATACAGGCGGAGGTTCCGCTATCTAAAGTGGTTGAACGACTTATAGTAGAAAACGAAATGTTCTATATCGCTGGAAAAGAAGTTTCAGACCCAACTTTCAATAAAACTATCCGGGAAATATGCCGGAAGTTAGGAATGAACGAACGATTGAAACTATATCGCGCTGGTGAATTTGTAGAAGGAGCAAAATACGAGTTTATTTCAAGCCATACCGCCCGGCGAAGTTTTGCAACAAACTTGTATCTACGTGGTGCCGATTTATATGCTATCAGCAAAATGATGGGACATTCATCGGTAACAATGACAGAAGGGTATATATCATGCGGTTTACGTGATCTATCGGATAATATTTTAGATTATTTCAAAACATTCAAATAAATAAAAGTATGAATGAAAAATCAAAAGCTTATGAACTGATAGAATTTGTTTGGAACAATGAAAAAACAGATTCTTATTTACGAGTTAATATAGCCATGTATGAAGCAGTAAAATTGGCTATAATTTCTCAAATGAAATTCAATAAAGAAGATTTTCAGAATATATTCTCAAAATTCAGTGGTGGTTACTGGTTTGGAGTCAACGCAAACAGTAAGGGTTATGGTGAAAATTTCTATCTTGAAGCTGTTACTTCGGGGAACATTTCAGCCTGCCAAAGCTATGAATCATTTTATAATATTAAGCCATTCATAGACTCCAAAGGCAGAAGATCATGTAAAGGGGCAATGTATCGGGATAATGAGAAGCGTTATAGAGTGACGGGATTTGATTTCGATACTAAAAAAATCTATTTAGTAGGCTATGCTATAAGTGATTGGGAAGAAAAAGGGAAAAAGACTCTTTTTAACTTTACCAATAACGAATGGAACGAATTTAGAAAACAAATAAAGCAATTTTAGCCACAAAAGATAACAGATATGAACTTAAAACAATTCACAGGATCAATGCTCGGTCAGGAAGTGAAGTTCAGAATGTATAAAGAAACGGGAATTGTAGTAGGATACATGGAACCTGTGCCAGGTAATGACCATCTATCATTCCTCGGAGTAATCTTAGCATTTCCGGATAACCGGGGATACGCATTATCAGAAATAGGAGTATGCACCATCTTACTTGATTTGCCATCGAGTATGTCGTTTATACACGTGCAGGTAAACAACTTAATAACAAGATAGAAATGAGTAGAACATCTGACGAATGGTGCTGTATGAACTGCGCCCGATTGAACGACTGTTTAGTTAGTGAACCTAATTTGAACTTGCTTGATTACTGCGTTTCATATAGAGACGTAGAATATGAAGAAGATTAATTGTAAATAAGAAGAAATGAATATGAGTAAATATCACTTTGTACTAATACGAGATAAAAGGAACACTTCTTCCGGTACGTGGTATCTAACCGGAGACTCTTTAGATGTTATTATGGAACACTTCAAAAAGTATGTAGGTACAGAAATGAAAGAAGGTATCAAGCAAATGTTTGCGAGAAAAACAGGTGCAGTGGGACATTACACTAACCATTTTGCAGGACTAATAGACATGGTTTCTGGTGTAAAAGAAGAGTCGTGTTTACAAACAGCCATAGGACTTGAAAACGAATTATTACGTAATAGAATAAAGTTTTTCAAGAAAGGCGTTATACAGTACTTTAATACGTCACTACAAACGTTCCTTCTTTCTGATTCTTGTGAAATCGTAGATGAAGTGTACAAAGATACTTTGGTATTCCCACACGAAGAAAAGCCATCTATCAATGATATTAGATTTTTGCAATGGTCAGGCGGTACACATTACTATGCCAAAATTGGTAAAATTGATATTATAGACAAGAATGGTAATCAAAAATGGGATACTAAAGCAGAGGCAGAAGAAGCCGCTAAATGGTATATAGAAAGTAATTATTAATAAAAAGGAACAAATATGAAAACAGAATCCTTACATTTTACACTTGGAGAAAATGCCGGAAGATTGTTGGTAGATATAGCAAGAGAGCATTTGTTATACTCATACAATCCCCAAAAAGCACTTGAAGCGATAACAAACTCTCTTACTGGGTGTCCCAAAGATATTGCACTTGATATAATCATTGGCAAACTGATTCTACTTGTAGACAAGGATAGAGTTACTTTCAACTGCGTTACTTTCGATCCTGAAATACATAAAGGAATTTTTGAAAGGTTAGATGCCGAGGGCTGGGCTGAACGAAAGTTGTTAGAAATGAAAAAAGTTTCAAGGGAATGGAGTAAAGCAATAAAAGAATTAGAGAAATCAATCATAAAAAGCGATGGTAAGTTTGAGTTTACCGTAAAATACGATGCTTTATTGAAATACTTCTACGATGGAACCGCCGATAATCTAATTGATCCTGATGAAGACGACACGATCAGCCTTATGTGTGGTTGTGTAAAAGGAGTGAGAAATTTTATTGAGGAATGTTTTAAAACTCTGAATATAATAGACTGGATATATAAGAATTTTCCCGGTGAAATTCCAGATGGATATACAATGCTCCCTCGTGAAGTAAAGAGCCTATCCAATGAAATATTTGAGTTGATTATGGGTAATTCAGAGATTGAAGGTGTCATTCGGAAAAATTGTATAGCCGATAAAATGCTCACTTCCTATTTAGATAGCGAGCAAGATATACGTGACATGATTTCTGAAGGGATTAAACCTGTTGATATTTTACAAGGATGGTCTGCCGGATGGTTATCTCCCGATGGAGAGTACTATGCTTTGAACGGAAGTATTGCTAATATGCTACACAATCAGATAGCTGATGCCTTAGTAGTCGCTGGAATTATACCTATTGGTAGACCCGAAGACGGGAAGGCTATTGATAATCGCAAGAACCCGGACGAGTGGTTAGAATCCCACGGATGGGTAAAAATTCATGGTGACTGGATTCTATATGACGGATGGAATAGAGCACAAATCCCCGGATACAAGGCTGTTCCAATGACCGAAAAACAAAAGGAAATTATCTACAAATACGGTCAAGTATGCTGTAATGGGATTCTGAAATTAGGATTTACCCAAGAGAGAGTTTCGGCTGCAAGGTTTGAAATGACTGATATTCCAATGTTGAGAAAATATTTTGATTTATAATTTAAAACATACGACTATGGCAAACAGAAATTACATTGAAGTTGAAGGAGTTAAGATTTCCGATAGACTTATCGCTTTTTTGAAGGATTTGCAAATGAACGACAACGAGGCAGTGCGCAATACTTTGCGTGATATGGACGAACTTTCAGGTCTTCTTCTTGATCTGAACGAGAAATGCGAAGCGGAACTGCCAAACGATGAATGTTTAGAGCATGTACGGGAGATACGCTTTTATAAGTGCATCATAGAATCTATTGCAGTATAAAAATAGTTAAAAGAAAGGAGTGAAAATGAGAAAGAATGAAACAACATGAAAAAGAATGAAAGTGTCACATTTTCAAGCATTTGGATAATAAAACGAAGCTCCATATATTTGCATCCGTATCAAGTGAAGGTGATACCGTACATACAGAATATATTGCTTCTTACGAAGTATCTATATATAATAATCCGTGCCAACCCCTTCACTTGGTGCGGATTATTTTTTAATCCCCACGCCGAATTTATCCGTTTGAGAAGTCCGTTGGTCGGTGGTGGAAAAGCTGTTACAAAGGGTAGTTCTATAACAGTAGGCAGAATAAATCCGGGTGCCTGAACATCTACAAGTAAGAGAAAAGCCGGAAAAGTTGGGTAACTTGTTAATGCCTGACCGGACAAAAAACGTCACACTATACTGAATGATTTTTTGTACCGCAGATCATAGAAGAGAAGTCAATCTCTCTTTAGGCATGATTATGCGGTTCTTTCGTCTCCTACCTGAATAATTTTCCCTCTTTATTTATCCATGTACTTATATCTTTTTATGAAGAAAAAAACTTTTTCGCATAAAAGCGGGAATTTCACCCGCTTATTTGCTTCTCAAATACTTCGTAGCCTTTATCCACATCTTTGTTCAAAATCGCTGCATATTCTTCGGTCGTCTTCAGGCTACTGTGCCCAAGCATCTTTGAAACAGCCTTAAACTGTACGCCTTTAGTCAAAGCAAGAGTGGCAAATGTATGACGCGCCATGTGAGTAGTCAAATTTTTATCCAGCCCGGCATAATCAGCAACCAATTTCAACCGAAGATTATACTGTGTATTGCTAATGATCGGTAGCTCATAATTGTACTTTTTCAAAACTTCAAGTGCCGGAGAGAGCAACACAATGTAGTAATCCTCTTCTGTTTTTATGCGCATATCATAGATAATATACTTGCCTTCATGCTGCACGACATCTCTTTTGAAGTTGAATTTTGCCAAATCCGCATAAGCAAGCCCAGTGAACGACTGGAAAACAAACAAGTCACGTACCCGGCGAATCGACTCATTGGGTATTTCAGCATTACGGATTTTATCAAGTTCTTCCTGATATAAAAACCTTCTTCTTTTATATTTTCCCCTTTTGACAATAACTCCGGTATATGGATAATCCTTCAATAAGCCGAGTGACATTGCTTCGTGGATATAAACTTTGTTTCTCTTATGGTAGTTGTGGATAGTTGGTTGAGACTTATACTTGCCATGAAGCCAGTTGTCATACAGTTTAATATTCTGTACCGTCAAGTCGCTAATGTAGGTTATGCCACCAAACTCTTTGAGAGAAGAAATCAGTACCCGGTGAGACTTTCGCGTACTTTCGGTTATATCATTACGCTCGTTTATACGTCTTTCCAAAAATTCGATGTAGTTTTCGGAATGATTGAGGTATTTCAAGAAAGCATCCATTTTTTCAAATTCAAACGCTTCCTTCTTTCTTATTAAGTCATTTACCCAATCTTGAATAACGCGCATCATTTCATCAAGACGCTGATTAAGTTGTAGCATCTCGGAAGAGTTTATTACTTTCTTTCGGTCACTCCATTGATCGGAGTATAACTTTACTCCGGTTCCAATCCACTTTCTTTTTCCTTCGGATAAAACTTCAAGCTGAACAAGCCCGCGTTTTTTCTTAGTTGCTACGTGTTTTCTATCGAACACAAAGCGCAATGATGGATATTTCATAATACTGTGTTTTACAGTATCATGTTGAGGTATCAAATTTGGTATCATGTGTGGTATCATATCAGTTACATTTTTAGTGAAACATCGTGAAATAGAATGAGGAAAAATGAAGTATTTGTTATATAAAAAGCCTCAATTTTCCACCATTAACCACACATAATTCGTTCATTATCAATAAAAAAGAGAACGACTTTCGTCATTCTCCTTTGCGGTGCGTACGGGACTCGAACCCGTGACCCCATGCGTGACAGGCATGTATTCTAACCAACTGAACTAACGCACCAAAATTTCCTTTTTAATTCGCATCTCTCTCGATTGCGGATGCAAAGGTAGACATTTTTTTGAAACCTACAATAGCAAGAGTATCTTTTTTCTGAAAAAGTGTGTTTATTAAGAATTATCATGTACATTTGCAAGCATTACTATAAATAGAAAATAGAATGAAAAATACACCAATCGAACGAAATGTGATTGACGAAACGATTAATGAGTTTCAAATTGTCGACTTTTCGAAGGCTACTATCCGTGAAGTGAAAGCGATAGCTTCAAAGGCGGAAGCAGTATCAGGCGTTGAATTTATCAAGATGGAAATGGGTGTTCCGGGACTTCCGGCCTCTGCCGTAGGAGTAAAAGCGGAAATCGAAGCGCTGCAAAACGGAATTGCCAGCCTGTATCCCGATATCAACGGATTGCCGGAACTCAAAAAAGAAGCGTCCGACTTTATCAAAGCATTCATCAATGTAGATTTAAGCCCGGAGGGATGCGTACCCGTTACCGGCTCTATGCAGGGAACATTCGCTTCGTTCCTTACTTGCAGCCAGTGCGATGAAAAGAAAGACACGATCCTGTTTATCGATCCGGGATTTCCCGTACAGAAACAGCAGTTGGTAGTGATGGGACAAAAGTATGAGACATTTGATGTCTACGACTACCGCGGTGACAAGCTGAAAGAAAAGCTGGAAAGCTATCTGAGAAAAGGAAATATATCGGCTATTATCTACTCAAACCCCAATAACCCGAGCTGGATTTGCCTGAAAGACGAAGAGTTGCGCATCATCGGCGAACTTGCCACCCAATATGACGTAATCGTACTGGAAGACCTGGCATACTTTGCAATGGATTTCCGTCAGGATCTGAGCACTCCTTATCAAGCTCCGTTCCAGCCTTCGGTAGCTCACTACACAGATAATTATGTGTTGCTGATTTCCGGTTCCAAAGCCTTCAGCTATGCCGGACAACGTATCGGCGTGAGCTGCATTTCCGATAAGTTGTATCACCGCAGCTATCCCGGACTGACGAAGCGTTATGGCGGGGGAACATTCGGCACGGTCTTCATCCACCGCGTACTCTATGCACTGTCTTCCGGCACAAGCCACTCCGCACAGTATGCGATGGCTGCCATGCTGAAAGCTGCCAATGAAGGTCAATACAACTTCCTCAGCGAAGTGAAGGTATATGGTGACAGAGCGCAGAAGTTAAAAGAGATTTTCCTCCGTCACGGATTCTATCTGGTATATGACAATGACTTGGGCGATCCGATTGCCGACGGATTTTACTTCACCATCGGCTATCCGGGAATGACAAGCGGCGAACTTGCCAAAGAACTGATGTACTATGGAGTGAGCGCCATTTCACTGGTCACCACCGGAAGCCACCAGGAAGGATTACGCGCGTGTACCTCTTTTATTAAAGACCACCAGTACGCACAGCTCGACGAAAGAATGAAGCTGTTTGCCGAACATCACCCGATTGCCTGA